CTTCTTCAGCAACTTCTTCAGCACCTTCACCAGCCTCATCTTCTTCAGCAACTTCTTCAGCACCTTCACCAGCTTCATCTTCTTCAGCAACTTCTTCAGTTTCTTCTACTTCCTCTTCGTTAGTAGTTTCCTCTTCGTTAGTTTCTGGAGTTTCTTCTTCAGTAACTTCTGGAGTTTCTTCAGTTTCTTCAACTTCTGGAGCTTCTTCAGTTTCTTCAACTTCTTCAGTTTCTTCAACTAAATTCTCATTGATTTGAGTTGCAATATACTCAGTATATTCTGATACTGACTGTAAGTTTTCTTTTAAGTACTCAACATACGATAATAGATTCTTGTTAGTTTCAGTACCTTCGTTAGCTTGTTCAGCAACATAGTTAGCAAAGTCTTTAACTTTACCAACAGCCTCAGCTAAATGCTCAGAGTATTGAATACCTTGATCTAATTTTTCAGCAACAGACTCAGTATATGAAATACCTTGGTCTGCTTTTTCAGCAACGTGTTCTGAATACTGGATTGACTCGTCTAATTTGCCAGCTAAATACTCAACGTATTCTGAGAGAGTATTAACGCTTTCGACGATGTGATCGTTATGAGAAGTTACGTTCTCTAACGTGTTATCTTCGCTTTGAGCTCCGATAGACTCTTTAATGCCTTTAATTTCGTTAGCTAAGTACTCAGAATACTTGTGGAAATCTTCAGCTTTTACAAATTCTGCCATGTTTTTTTCTTTTATTTCTGTATTTGTGTTTGTTGTTGTAATTTCTTCTTTAGCTTCTGGTACCTCGCCATTCATTTCATAAATCCAAAGTCCAGACTCATTATCAAAACCATACGACTCGTTAACTCTCTTTAACTCAGCGTTAGCAAATCCAGGATCTGCAACTAGGTCGTAAGTAAATAATTGCTTGATTTTTACTTTACCATTTGATTCTACAGCTCCTGCAGCTCTTGAAGAGATTTGTAATGGTACACCAGCATCAACTAATGCTTTAGCTTGACGGCCAGCATCAGTATCTAATAGTCTGATTTTACCCTTTACATGCTTAGAGTCTTTATCGTAGAAAAGTTCCTCTATAATGTGTGAAACATTTTTTAGAGAAATATCAAATTGCTGAGGATGGTCTAACTCACCTAAAAGCTTAGAAGACTTAATCTTGTCTTGTAAAGCTTGAATTTGAGGTACATACTCATCTTCAGTATAAATTCTATTGTTCTTATTTTTAGTGTCTATTTCACCAAAAATACCTTCGAGGATGTACTCTTTACCTTCGCTAGAAGCTACGCTCAGTTGGTTAGAGGACATTTCGACGATTAGTAAATCGTTAACTTTTGCCATATCTATGGTTTTTATTATTTTTAATATATATCACGTCTTATTATGCAAATATCTTAATATGTTAAATGCCTGCTAGAGGATCGTCTTCTTCGCCTCCTTCTTCAGCTTCAGCCTCTTTATCTTCTTCCTTCTCTTCCTCTGCATCTTCAGTCTCTTTATCTAGATAATATTTAACTAGAATATCCATTTCACCTTCTGCAAAAGCGTCTTGTCCATACTCATTAAAGAAGTAATCTTTAAATTCCTTTTCAGTTTTAGATGCTGTAATAGCTCCTAGAATTTCTGCTGATTTAATTTCAGCTCCAGAATCTAAAGTTAAGGGCTCAACATAAATTGAAGATTCTTCACCTGCCTTTAAGGCATCCTCGGCAACGAATTCTTCGAATGTTTTAAAAATATTAATGTCTGTTTTCATATTTTATATATCTCTTTTTCTTAATTATCTAGGTAGGTTACATCATCATACCATCATCTTCCGGCTCTGGCTCTTCTGCAGCAGCCTTTTCAGCCTTTGCTTTATATGCTTTATTAGCCCTGATGTCATCCTCAGATAACTTGAGGTATTTAGTAACAAGATATTCTTGATCGAAGTAGTATTCTTCTTCCATAGTCTCTTGGTTAGTTGTCATTAGAGAGTCTCTCATGCTTGAGATAAAGTCTAATCTCAATTGCATAATCTCCTGATTCTTTAATTCAGCAAATACATTCTCTTCATTGAATCTTAGAGCTACCTGAGTTTTAAATTGTGGATCGTCACTAAACTCTGGGTATTTAAGACACATTTGAATATAAAGAGGTTTTACTAGAATCTCTTGGAAAACTGATCTTAATCTATTAATGAACTTAGCAAACTTGATTTCGTCTCTTACCATACCATCACCTGCTAATGCATATTCACCACCATCATCTTCATATAAGAATCTGTTGTAAGGAATTTTAGATACTTGTCTTAGTTTATCACTGAAGTATTTAAGTGCTTCTGTGTCATTTAATTCAGGACCTTCACCACCAAGTGTTTCGATTTCTGGAGTTTCACCATCTTTAGAAGGTAACCAGTACTCTTTTGAGAATTGTAGCATTGGCTTACCATCGGTAGTTAAGTTACCTGACTCGAAGTCAAAGTCAACGACTTCTTTATAGTTATTCATTAGTTGAGCAAGTGATTGTTTTGCTCTTGTTTTAGATTTACCACCTACAGGGATAATAAACTTCATTCTGAATGAAGCGTTGGTTACTGCCCAGATTACTCTGGTGTGTTCCATAATTCTAAGTAGGTTAAACGATCTAATTAATCTTTCAACATAAGATACTCTTGAAGCAGTTGAAAGGGAAGAATATGAAAGGTAAATGATTTGAGAATCATATAGAACTCTTTCTTTTACTGGATCGTCTTTATATTGAATCCAAACCTTCTTACCATCGTCTTTATTGAAACCTGGCATTAGAGTTACTGGATCTAATTCTTTGAAACCTATAATCTCTTTTTGGTCTGGGGAATAAATTATCTCAAATGATAAGTAACCATCAACTAAGAATTTTCTAAAGAAATACCAAGCTGATTGCTCACCATTAAAACCAAAGTAGTGATAGATTTGTCTAAAGTATTTGTTAAGGTCTTTGTTAACTTCATCGGAAACATCAAGACCCATAATAGATGGCTGTGCAAAGAAGTTCTTTTCATCATATACGACTGCTTCATCACAAAGTATATCTAGAATATCTTCTACCTCATCGTTCATTGAGAATCTTCTCAACTCATCTCTCTTACCAGGATAATCAATATCAAAGAACGGTACGTTCTTCTTCATATTAATATCTGCCATCGATAGTGCGGCAAACGCACCATAAATATCATCATTGTCTAGGCCGAACGGGTTCATCTCTCTGTAGCCAAACTGGTCTTCCATAGGACCAATAGCTTGAGATTGTCTTAGTACCATGTCATCATAACGCATACCAAAAGAACTTAGCGTCTTCAATGCATTGGAGAGGCTAAATGGTCTTGAGTTAGAACTAAATGGTCCGTTTCTTTTTTCAGTAAATCCTGCCATAATATAGTATTATTTCTGTTTTATATATCTCATTTATTTAAGTGGTTTCTGAACATTGCTCTAATCTTGCCAACTCCCATGCCCTCTAGCTGTAAAAAATCAGCCAGTGCTATTCTGGCCCAATGTTCATATCCTACTACTGCTTGTTGTGATTTACGACTAGGGATATATTGTCTAATCGCAAAATCAAATCCAAATTTACCTAAAAATCCTTTTGCACCATCATAAGTTAATGATAGTGGAGCCTGGATTTTAGCCGGCTTTCCCTCTTGACTTTTTAAGTAACCTTGGAATCTTTCGTAAACTACATCTAGTAGTTCTTCTTTAATGTTAGGTGGTAATAAGTTTAGATTAATGCCACAGTCATTATTACCTGCTGGGTCCAATGCTAATACACATGGATTTCTATCCCACTCTGTTGCATATTTAGGATCGTCGTATCTAAACACATAGACTTGTCCTGGTCTAAATCTTCTTGCTGTACTCTGTACTGCTCCTTCTCTAATAGATTTCTTAGAGTCTACAAACCAAGATTCTGCAGCGGATTTAGCTCTACCTCTACCACCAGCATCTTTAGATAATTCTCTTATGTCTTTCTTAACTTGTCCCATTATTTAAGTGTCTTTTCCGTTAACACGATAAATCTCATGTTACGACTTTCACACCATGCTTGCGCATACTTATATTTGTCAGTGTTCTTAACATATTGTTCTGCTAAAAACTTATACGACTCTAAAGCTTTCTTTGATTTCTTAAGAGGTGGTCTAGGCTTTTTGATCTGAGCTTCTGGTTTTATCTCAACCATAAACTCCTCTTCGATACCCTCTTCGTTCTTAGTCTTCATATAGAAGTCTGGATAGTACTTATGTTTCTTATTATCAATTCTAGAAATATAAGCAATTTCTACAGGTTCGCTTGACCACTTCAATACATTATCTTTAGTGTCGCACATAATACAAAACTTTCTTTCCCATGAGGAACGATAAATGATCGGCGTTGGACCGATGTATTTATCTGGATTTTGTGGCTCGTAATAGCCTTGTACAAAACCGGAATTCCCTCTGGGTTTTAAGTTCTTTATTGACATTATATATTAAACATTCCGCCTTCTGAACTACCATTATTGGTATTAATCTTATCCATCGACATTGTGTTCTTATATTTTTGTGGGTGGATTTTATTCCAACCTTTCGCATACCCTCTCTTTGCTATCTCTGTGAAATAGGCAAACGCATTGGTATATTTGGGATTAAAATTACGCCAGTATTTTAAGAGGTCTAGTATTGCAAACTGTAGACAATCATTTCTATCATCATCATTTACATAAACTAATTTTCTTATTGCCCTCTCCGCTAATAAGATTAACATCTTCTCAGCGTCCTTCGTTAATTTATCATCCTCTAAAGACTGCACAATCTGATTGTAAAGATCTTTATTATTTAGATAATTCTTTTTTCTCGGCACGTTTGTTTAATTTAATTTACCTTTATATGAAAAAAAGCCCGAATGTTTCGAAACGGGCTTTTAGTGGGATTTGTGGGGTCTTAAGATTAAACCGCCTCTTCTGAATCTAAAGCGATTTTAAACTTTTCAATTCTTGCTGGTTCATCTTTGATGAATACAGTAAGAATATCATTCTTTCCAGCGTTAGTATATTCTAGAGCATCAACTCTCATTGCAGTACCAGCAGTCATACCGTCTGATTCTACTTTTAGCTTACCAGCAACATAACCATCTTCAATGTTTAGAAGATCTTCATTTTGTACACCAGCTAATTCTTCTGAAATTCTCTTGATTTCAGTTTTTAATAAATTATCTGCCGCCTTAATATCTGGTAAGTTTCTGTCAGCTTCAGCTAGTCTTCCAACTTGGTCATTTAAGAATGATAACATCTCTTGGTATAGATTGATTTTCTCATTCTTAGCTTTTCTTCTTTCTACTAGAGATTCTAAAACTTCAGCATACAATTCAGTAACATCAGCTCCAGTTTGTTCTGCTACATAATCAACAGCAGCGTCAGCTAATAGCTTTTTGAATTCTGTAATTTTAGTATCGTTATTTCTTCTGTAGACAAAAGCATTATTTTCTGCTTTCATAGAAACTACAGTGATTTGGTCTTTAGTAGATTCTTCTATGAAATCTAAAACTTTAAAAGATTCAAAGTTTTCTGCAGCAACCTGGAATGTTTCAATTAAAGATTTGTCTTCGTATTTAATATATCCAATATTAAAGAATCTTTCTGATAACTTTTCTTCATTACCTAGAGTGATTTCTATTTTACCTGCAAAGAATGCGTTAGACTCTTTTACATAAGTAAACTGTACTGCGATTGAAGATTTCTTAGTCTCGTTTAATTCTTCTTGAGTAGTCTCTAACTCTTTAGTTACAGTCTCTAGAGCTTCTCCTTTTTTACCAGCTAATCTAAGTTCTTTAATAGACTCATTTAAGAAAGAAACTTTCTCGTTTAAGTCGTTCATCTTGTTGAAGTTTTCTAAAGCACCTTCTTCAATTTTAGATACAGCTTGTTTGTTGTTGTAATCATAGTAGAATGAAATACCATTCTCATTGATTGTGAATAAATTATTAGCAGCAACTAATGTGTTGAACACATCATTTGTTTCTGATACTGGCTCTATGTGAGATCCAGTAACTTTAAAGTTTGCACCTTTAACATGAAAAATGTGACCATGGCCACTTTCAATAACTGGTGAAATAACTTTATTGTTTTCTTGATTTGCCATTTTTCTTATTTTATTTTATATAATGTATATATCAGTCAAATTATTCGTCTATTTTACCTCCGAATGGGTACTCTCTACCGGTAACTGAATAGTTGTCTCCAAGTATTGGTTTAGCATCCTCTGAAACATCTACATCAGGACCCGGTCCATTCTTAATAGTGAACATTCTATTAGACTGTTTTCTTCTTCTAGAAACTCTCTTAATTTGAGATTCTGTATTTTGTTCATTGCCAAATGTAGCAACTAATGTTAGATCTGAGCAAGAGAATCCACTTCCAGTTTTAATCCACTCGTTACCATTTGATTCCCACTTATCTCCAGTGTTACAATCATAATAAACAGTAGGAGTCATATTTGGATCCAAGAATCCGTTTGGATCGCCATAGTCTCCAGTTATTGCATTGGCATAAGTAGTTCTAGTGAATTTTCTATAACTATCTTCTTCAAAGTCGAATGATGGTATAAATGAATTAATTTCTAGACTAAAAGTAATTTTATGATTTGCTTTATCGTCAAAGCTATATTCCACAGGTCTTTCCTGTGTATAATCATCTGGCATCATATACTCAGATGAGATTCTGTAAGTTCCCTCTTCTAAATGTCCTGCATCTACATTATAGAAATTAGCCTTGTACATTTTCTTTACAATAGCTTCTGTAACTTTAAATAAGTCTAATTGACTTGATACAAGTATTTCTACATCGACGCCAATCATACATGGAATCATTTCGAATTCAGCAACATAACCTTCCATCAGGCCTTCCTCATTCATCATTGAATACTGACCCATGTTTCTTTTATTTACTAATTTAGCAGGGTCTACTGCAAATGAGGTTAAGTTTACAATACCTCTTGGTACTTTATCGTAATTACCATCTGCGTATTGGCCATCAGGGTCACAACCAGGTCCATTTACATTTGAAAATAGAAATGCATCTTTTAAAAAGTTCTCATCTCCCGAGACTGCATAAAAGAAAGGTACATCAACAACCACTCTCTCGTCGTTGCTAATTTGTCTAAAAAAACTCAGTTTACTATTGAGGTCTGCTAATAGACCAACAACTACGTGTCTAATAACTGAATCGTCTTTGTTAAATTTAAGATTGTATGTTGCCATAGAGTATATATCACTCTATTAATCTATAGTCTCAGTAGTAAATTTAGAGAAACCATTCTCGCGGTAGATTTGAATCTTCTTGTCGAAAATCTCATGTGGTAGTACCGAGTGATTAATTACGAATGTATTTATTTTATGCTCTTTAATTACTTGATTTAGAATCTTCAATATGTTGTAGACTCCGTCATGGTCTACTGAAGATAATAACTCATCTAAGAAAAGAAGGTTTAGTTGTGGGAATCTTAGTTTTAAGATTTTAATAATTGCTACAATAACAATAAAGTCTGCTTTCTTACGCTCTCCAGTTGAAAGTGTCAATGGATTAATATCTTCACCTAAGTGATTAATAATACAATTGAACTTCTCATCGAATCTAATATGGAAGGGTAAGTGCATGGTTTGTGCCATGGCAGCAATATTAGTATTAAGTCCTGGTAGAATAGTTTTTACTGCCAAGTTCTTTACACCATCTTCACCTAATACTTGCTCTACAATTTCCATAAAATTATAGTCACCATTTAACTGGTCTCTGTTTGCAGATTTCTTAGCTTCAGTTTCTTCAAACTCTGTAATAAGTCCTCTTAGGTGATCGAAGTCAGCTCCTTCTGGAGTATCTTTTAATTTCAACAACTCTTCTTTAAGTTGCTTCATTGTAAACTTATTCTCTCTAATCTGACCTTCTATCGCCTGTTTTGCTGTCGATGCGTCATTAGCCTTAGTTTGAAGACTATCCATTTCAAGCTTAATCGACTTAATAGTCTCTGTATCTTCTTTAATCTTTTCACTAAATTGGTCTTTTTGTTTTACGTGCCAGTCAGAAGTCAGTTTAGTTTCACATGTTGGACAGTGTCCACTTTCATATAGCTTTAACTTCTTATTTAGATAATCAATTTCTCTTTTAATATCTCCGGCTTCAGTTCTCTTTTCATTATACTCTTTATTGAACTTATTCATCGAAGATTCTTCTTTCTTACGATTAGAGTCCATATCTAATACAGTCTCATGTAGAGTAACTAATTGGTCTTTTAATTCTTGAATTTTAGATTTATTTGCACTCTTAGATTCTTCAAGTAGAGTATTTAATTTACCTCTAACTGATGTAATAGAATCCATAATCTGATTTAACTCAGCATCATAAGAATCTATATCAAATTTAATATCTCTTCTCTCATCTTTGATTTGTCTCTGCATATCATTAAGAATAGAGAAACCAAACATTCTATCAATAATCTGCTTCTTGTCTTGGTTAGACATAGTTAAGAATGATTTGAAATCATTTACTGATAGAATAATTATATTCTTAAATACGTGATATGGAATACCGAATACTTCGTCTTCTAAATACTCTTGTACAGATTTCTTACCAGCTTTATCAAACTCAACGCCATTGATAAGAACATTAAATCTACTTGGAGCAATACCTCTTTCTATTTCAATAAACATTGTACCACATTGTAGTCCAATCTTTACTAATAATTCTTTGTTAATTCTATTTGGAAGATCTGCTAATTTAACACCTTCTACTTTTCCATATAATGCATAGATAATTGCATTTGCAATTGTAGTCTTTCCATCACCATTTTTACCCAGTGTTAGAAATAACTCGGAACCATCTTTTACAAAATCTATTCTCTGTTTTTGATTTCCGTAAGATGCAAAGTTTTTAAATTCAATATAGTCTATCCTCATTATTTGTCGGTGTCATAATTGTATGCACATTGCGTATACAATTGTTTTAGCTTACTCTTTAGTTTTAGAGACAACTCCTCATCATGTTTCATCCCATCAATATACATATTACATAAATTCAATATATTGTAATTCTTGTACATCTCTTCAATCTCGTTAATGTCATAAAAATCCTTATCAATATAAGAATCTTCTTCGTAGATATTCGGCTCTAATTTTCTTGAAATATGTTGTATCTCATTAACCAACTGGCTCAATGCATTGGTTGTGGCGATTTGTGAAGGTACGAATAGATCTACAAAGTTATTTTCTATTTGTTCCTTAAACTTGCCGAGAGGCATATCATATAGCGCTTTAATGTTATATCTTAGAAATTTAGGGGAGATATGGTTCTCAAAGAATGTTTCTTGCATATCTTCTAAATCTACTAAGTCAAAACCTTTTGGATTATCTCTATCCGATCTAGTAAGTTGGTATGGCACACCGACCATTAGAAGTTTATTCTTCTCTTGTCTAAAGTGAATGTGACCAGAATAAACTCTTGTGTATTTGTCGTAGATATTAGTCTCAGTTCCATGCTCATTCTTTACTTTTGAATTCAAGTAAATACCTCTAACTTCTGAGTGACAAAATACAATATCTGTTTGTGGGAAATCTGCTAGAGTCTCTGCTTCATGTTCAGAGTCTCTTCTCCATGGCATTAGTAAAACATTTCTGCCATTCCAATTTAATAATTCAGGTTCTTTGTAGACTTGAACATTAGGAATCCATTTTAAACTGTCGATCGATGAAATATCATTTGACTTCTTAGCCCAAATATCATGGTTACCACAGATTACATAGCATGGCAGTATTTGACCCAATCTTTCGAATAGGTCAACTGCATAATTAAGAACTTTAATGTTAATAGATTGTCTATTATCAAATGTGTCACCTACCTGAACCAATACATCACCTGGTTGTACATGTTTCTTTAGTGTAGGAATAAACATTCTCTCGAAGAAATCCTTCTGAATCTCTAACCACTCTACTGAATTTGCTCTTACGCCAAAATGTAAATCGCCAAGGACCCAAACTCTCTTTGCGCCTTGTTTAATTACTTTAGGTTCAATCATTTAAAATAACTTTTTGATATTCTTCTTTTCTAAAATACCAGTTCTTAAATCTAATTCTTGGATTAAGTCCTCTTTGTACACATTGCTAAGAGAACTGTAAAATTTTACGGGTTTAATATCGAAATAGACACACATTTCACTGAAAATATCTATTCTGCTGAATTTTGCTGCCATCTCATCTACGATATATCCATACACTTCATTAATGTCATTCTTTCTAAGCTTATTACATTTGCCTAGTTCATCTACTTCGTTGAATACTTTAAATCTAGAAAGTCCAATTAGTTCATGGATCTTTCTAGCAATCATTTCGAAATGTATCTTCTCCTCTTCGTCTTGGTTATCTTTGATACTAGGATCTAGATCAAAAGATATATTACCAAGCTCAAATTCTGGAGTATCGAAACTATTATTAAAAATTTTGTCATTTTTTGCCATAGTGAGTTTATTGTTTTTATATTGAATGAATATTTGAGTTAGACATCTCATGTGTTTCTGTTAACCTCATATAATTCCAATCAATATTTAGTTTACACTTTGTTCCCTTACCTTCACCATCTCTAATCTTAAGTACCTTTAACCAATACTCTTGATTAGCTCTCATTAAATCGTCTTGAATAATACCAAGCATTACATCTGCTGTATGAGAAAGTCCTGCAGATTCCGCGATGTCAGTCATTGTTATGTCTGATGCATTATAGCCTGATCTTGTGATTTGGGTTGCTGTTACGATCAACCAATCATTACGAATACCCATAGCACGAAGGTCCTCTGCAATTTGCTTGATCTTCATATATGTATTCTCCGTATTTTGGTTACGATAATTGGCTAAGATATTAATATAGTCAATTACAACTGCGCCCACTTTAATTTGTCTCTCTTCTTCAATCTGATTTACATAGGCTTCAATATCTAGTACTGTAGCCTGTGATGTAGGAAACTGTTTTACAAATAGGTTACCGGGAGGAGTAAATCCATCACCGACAGTTTCTAACCTACGTTTAATATGTTCTTTATTCTTAGCTTTCTCTGCATAATCATTGATGTTAACTGAAAGTAAATTAGCACCAATTCTTTTTACGAATTTATGTGCTGCCATCTCTGCAGTAATAACCACAGTGTTAGTTCCCATCTTTACGAAATTAGCTGCATCATTAGCTAGATAAATTGATTTACCAATGTTCTGTTCACCTGCATATACAATTAGGTTACCGCCTTTGTCATATCCACCTCCTAGCATATTGTCTAAGAAGTTGTAACCTGTACTTACTTTTTCTGTTTCTTTCTGGTCGTGAGCTTCCCAATCAAAGAAGTCTAGACCTAAGTCAGAATTAAATGTCAGATTATTTCTGTCATTGATAATACCTTTTACTTTAGTTACAATTGCTTCTACATTCTCTGGAGTAACTTGTGTAGTTTTAATGAATTCAATTGTGTCTGTAAATGAAGTGTTGAATGTTCTCCATTTAATCCAAGATTCTGCAGTAGATGTTAACCATTCTTCATCATACTGATCTAGGTCAACATCAAAGATAATGTTGAGTATATTTTCAGAAACCCTCTCTTTTGATTTAGGGTGATTCTGAACAAGAAGTGCTAACTGTTCTTTAGTAGGCGTTTCATTAAATTTAGTATAGAACTTATTAGCTAAAAAGCTTAACGCATCAATTTCTTCTGATGTGTAAAAACCTGTTTTAATCGCTTGTAAATACTTTACCTTCTCTAATGAGAGTCTAAAGAATATCTTTTCAAAATCTTGTCCGAACTGCATATTGTATTTTAATTATTCTATGGTTAAGATGCCTTTTTGTTTAGAGTAAGGTTCATCTGCCCATAGATTGATTGCTAAAGCGTGTCTCTTGCCGCGTGTAACCGTCGTAACCATGTGTGGATCTTGTCCAGCTCCAAATATAATAAATCTATTAGGTTTTGCTTTGACTATTTCTGGGGTTGAATCTTGGCCATCTGTGTATACCATAAGATCTCCACCCTCAAAGTCCTGTCCTTCAGGATAGTAAATACTACCTATAACTGGTGTAACTACCTCACCTGTTTGTTGCCACCACGCTTCATCTTTGTCAAAGTGAATTGGTAGGTCATCGCCCCATATTTCATCATGAGTCTTAGCGCTTTGAATACCAGTCCAATACTCGAATCCATCGATAGCAAAAGATTTAGAAATTGGACAGGCATGTCCCCATGCATATTGTATTATACGTTGCGTTGTATTCTTAGCTGGAGTATTCCACCAACCATTGTAATACTTATAGACTCCAGGGTCTCTAAATATGTCATCGTAATTATCTCTTATTTCTTGTAGTAAGTTTTCGCTCTCTATGAAATTATCAAATACTGCTATCATTCGAATGGGTTTATTAAAATTTTAAAAGCCTCTTTACCAGGCTCTTCATTTGTTTGTTCGCATAAACCCATGGCAACTAGTTCCTTTGCAGACTCTAAGATTCTTGCATGATCTGAGTCTGGAAACCTGTAAGTTTTTAATGCATGGTAGGTAAAGCTACCTTTATATCTGTCTGGATTTCTATTACACAGTTTTACTTCAGCTTGTAAAACGTCTAGAGCGGTTGGATAATCTGGTAGATCTTTTTCTATCCCTAGGATATACTTGATCGGCAGTTTATCTTTATTCAGTTTCACCTAACTCTATTAGTTCGTCAATATCAAGTTCTCTGTGCTCCGTGCTGTAGTTGAAGAGAGGCTGAATCTTCTTTTCAATCTTTTGAAGTACTTCTTGTGTAAAGACTTTTTCTGTAAAGAATTCTGAATTAGGTACAGTCTCATCAAGGTGTTTACAAATCCAACCTCTTGCTGTAGCCTTTGGAGTCTTAACTCCCTTTTCAATATTACCCTTTGCAATACCGATTTCATCCCAATCAATATACTGTTCTAGTCCAACAAATCTATTCATACCTTCTGTAAAGTGTAAGTGGAATTTAATTGGATGTGGTTTTGCAAATCTATTTTTATTTGGTTTAGCTGTTACAATAATACCAGTCTTTTCACCACCTTCTTTCAACTGAGCTTTATTAAGGAATAAAACTATTGATGCAGCATATTCTGGTCCAGTACCACCACCTGCAACGGTCTGTGAAATAAATGACTGTGTTTGATATGTATGGTTAGTAAACAGGAATGGGATCTTAAGATCCGCAAGCGGCGTCATAATAATTCTAAAGATAGATTTAAGAACTTTCGATCTAGTCATATCTGATTTCTCAGAACCAGACTTAGCATCTTCAATCTCTTTCATTGTTGCTAAGTTACCAGCAGAATCTAAGATAATCATAATCTTAGGTACTTCACCGCCAGCTCTTTTTACCTCTTGCATCTTTGAAGTAATTGATGTTACAGAAGTTCTAAATTCTTGTACAGTATTACATGGTTGGTAGTTAACTTTATTAGTATCAATACCAAACTTCTTCATTAGTTCTCTATCAACTGCTGCTTCTGAATCATAGAAGATAACACTATATCCCATATCAATTGCTCTTGCAATAGAGTTTAGAATCAAATAAGTTTTACCAGTTCCTGAAGGACCTGCAATCGAACAAGATCTGTTATTTGGCCAACCTTTAAAAAGCGACCCACTGACACATGCGTTCAAGTGATAGTTACCCGTGTCAATCCATTCTGTAACTTCACTAAAATTAGAATGTTCCATAACGGAACCTAGCGGATTAATGTCCGCTAATTCTTTGTTTATGTCATCAAAGCTAAATGTTTTCTTCTTTGCCATTATATTATTTTTATTTAATAGTTATATGTTAAAGTAACGTATAGTTTCCTACACATTACTTAGGATGCTAGCGTCTCCAAACTCCTCTTTTTCTTTTGCTCTGAGATCGTTTAACTCCTTTGTTAGAGTCTTTGCTCTTTCAGATAAAGACTCAATATTGATTTGAACATCTGCTAATCCATGTAGAATTCTCTGATATTCTTTAATATATTTCTGCTGTTCAATTGGCAGATCTTCTATGTTAATACCTCCGGTCATTAATCTTCTCCCAAAATTGCAACGTTATCTCTATCTTCATCTTCAAATAAATCCAATTGATTTGCATCTGCAGATGTTGTCTTTTTATCTAGCCAGTAAAGTCTTCTTACTGCTTCTCCTAACTGCATATCGTTAGGGAACTTAATTACTAGTTCTTTGATTTGTTCTATTGTCATAATTTTAAAATAATGCCGAAGCGTAAATTAGGTTTGTATCTAATGTTTGAAGGCCGATAGCTTTCAATACTCTATTGAGTGGGTCAATCATACACTTTTCAAATTGTGTATCGTAGTCTACTTTAGGTGCAATCTCGTAAGGATGTTCACCTGGTAAATATGCAAATACTTCAGAGATTGGAGTCTTGCAATTGTAAATCTTAAGCTTCTCACCGTTACCAATCAATTTATATTTGTTCTTATACTTAGCGTTGTTGTTCAAATTAAAATTGTAGTAACCTGCTGCTTTTACATTGGCAGGACATTTTAGTCCTACTTGAAATTCGATTTGGTCATCAACGATATATTTTTCAATATTGTTAGTTCTTCTATTGAACGAAATATCATCAATATTTGCTAATGCAAATTCCTTCTTAGTCTCTTTCATGAAAGTAACTAATTGTTGCAGCTCTTCAGCGCCAGGAGTTTTCTGTGACCTAAACAGAATTCTAAGTGCTTCTACTAATTTCTCTCTTGCAAACTTTGGTGTAGAAGATTGAATAGTATCGAAGCCGATTGTTTTCACTTTCTTAAGTGATGGGTGTCTATCAGTTGTTTCTAATTTATCATCCCATGCAAGATTTTGGATATACTTTTTCTTTGACATCCAAATACCGTTATATGCTAGAGACTCTAGTTCAAAGAATAAGAAGTTATCAGTGTTCGTAGCATCTGCATATTTGTGCATACATTTAGTAATGTAGTCTTTAAGTCTAAATGCATAGAATGCTAAGATAAACTCATCGATAGGAAGAGCTTTACTTTCATCATTCCAAACAATAGACTCATAAAGATCTTGAAATTGTACGTAACAAGAATCTGTATCAATATAGATAACTGCAGGTTTTTCAATTTTACCTTTAACAGTTAATCCAAACTGCTCGTGTACTTTAGTGTCTTTATGCCAAAATTCTTGAACATACTTATTAAGTATAGCTTCAGAATATAAGATAGCATCTTTACCTTGCTTGGTGATAGACTCTGCAATGTCAATATTAAAGAAGTGAAACCATTTGTTACCAAATGCACCATAGATTGAGTTAAGAGTAAGTTTTACAGCTTGTTCATAAGCAGTATACTTAGCGGCAAGCTGCTTGTAATGTTTTACAAGCAACTCCGCCTCGTCTTGACTCAATTGATCGGTTGGTTTATTCTCTAATGCGGTAACATCCATATATTACGCAGTTTGACAAGTTGATACAGTAAGCAATGTAGTAGACTCTGTAGATTCAAATACAATTTTAGAATCTGAGATATGTACTGTTTGCTCTTCTTTATCTAGTAAGTTTAAGTATTTTTTGTAAACTGTTACTGCACCAGATCCATTTGATTCTGGATTGATTACAGCGTTGAATGATTTACCTGTTACTGCAACTCCTGTTCCATTAGCTTTTACACTGAAAGTCTCATCTTTATCTAAGCCAAATAGATTTTTAACTTTATTGATAGTGTGAGTGTCCATTGTGAAACTAAAGTTAGTATCATTAGTTGCAAAAATAGCTGCTTGCTGTTCTGGTGTTAAATCTTTGAAACCTAA